TGTTGGGCATTTTCAGCGCCAATCTCGTGGGCTGTTGCAGGCATCCTCGTACACGACTGCCTACGCTGCAGTTAGCGGCTTGGCTCATACACCGGGTGTTGCCGCCGTCGTCTCCCCCTTGCTCGTTTCCGCCGGCGTCGTCGCCATGCACTCTGCGACTAGCGTTGTGGCAGCTGCAGCTGCTGGTCCATTGCTGCCAGCCGTTGTTGGCATCATTGGAGCCATGGCTGTCCGTGACGCCCTTGCCAAAATCGACCACCTTGAGCCTGGTCAGGCCTTGGAGATCCCTGAAGCCCCTGTTTCAGACACCATGTCGTTGCCCAACACGCGTCGTGACAATAAGTTTACACGCGAAAGGCGCATCATTCTTTATCGGTTTGGCTCCAAAGCGCCGCGCGTTCTTTGGCGCACCATAGCCGAGTATATTTGTCGCAAACTTCCGTTTGTTACAAATGAAAAGTTGCAGGTCATGGATACGAATGAGTTTGACCCGACTGCTAGTGTTGTCAACGCCCAGATGACAGCCTTCGTTTTTGGATGGACACAATACGCCCGTGAACGAAAGATGCCATTTTATACGCACAAGGGGAAGCAGCACGTCGTTTTGGGGCCCAATGAGTTTGATACTGCGCGCCGTGAGCTCATTTTTCCGTCGCTTTATGACGAGCTTTGTAAGTCTGGTTCCATGCTTGACGCCGCTAACGTCATCGATTCTGAGATGACACCTGTCAAGTCTTTTTGGGGAGCCGTTAAATCTGTTGCGTCGCGCCTGCCTGATCACGACAAGTACGTGCTTTACGATCGTGCTGCTTACAAAGCGACTTTGCGTTTTTACAACCAATCCATGTTGTTTCAGGCGGTTCTTGATGCAATGGCGAATCTCACTTCCAAAGCAAGTGTGGATTTTCAACGGCGGGCTCACTCAGCTACGGGTCATCTCAGCGAGTCCCATTTAAAATTGGACCCACGGATGCTGTGGTCGTCGAGGAATATGTCCCGCACAGTGACTTCGAGGTTCTAGTCGGGCACCAGTGGTTCCATGATGGTAACCTCCGTTTCCCGCACGACCCCAATTTTTATGACGGCGCCTATCGCACCGTCTTCGGCCCCGCCGTATGTCATAATGGCCGTATATATTCCGCTTCCAATGAAAATGTCGCTTTAGCAATAAGGCGACTTACAGCCAAGCGTTGTCCTGAGCGCCCTGGCTACCACGAGAAATTATTTGAAAATCAGGAAAAGTACATCGGTAACGATTTTCTCCCATTTCTTAAGCGTTTGCAACAGAAATACTTCCACTTCCTTGAGCCTCTTGAGTCATGCAGCGATGAGGCGACGGCGCATCACGCTGACCCTCACCAGAAGAAAGCTTTGCGGCTCGCAGCCTATCGCGACCTTGTTGATCGCGGGTGGCTTGGCGACCCTGCGCACTTGTGGATGTCGTCTGCTAGGTGGAAGATGAAGCGTGAAGAATGGGCTAAAGCTGGGAAAAAGCCGCGTATGATTGTTGACATGAAGACGCCCGCCTCCTTACTCGGCTTTCGTTACATGGAGTTGCTTAAACAGTGTCAAGCCGCGGAGCCGGTTTCACACAATGGCGGCCTCATTTACTTTTGCAAGTCCCCCGACCCCGTGACTATGCGTTATGTTTTTAAAGAGCTTGAGAAACCCTCGACTCGATTCTTCTATGTTCTTTTTTCCGACGATGCGTGTTTTGCAGTGCACACACCGTCAGGGGTCAAGAGATTCAACTTTGATATTAGCTCATGTGACGCTTCGCATTCAGCCTCACTGTTCTATGCACTTAAGGCGCTTTTCCCGGTGTGGCAACAACCCGAGATTCAGCGTCTTATTGATCAATGTCGTTCACCTCTTAAAATTGTCTCCACGCAAGACAAAAATATGTTTGTTAAGTTGCGTCCAAAGCGCCCAATGTTGTATTCTGGTAGCACGATTACGACCGCCATCAACAACTTGGCCAACTTCATGATCGCGCACTCCGTCTCTACTTTGACCACCTTCAGCCCTGCAAACATCACAGCGGCAGCGGAGAAGGTCGGTTATATAGTGACCGGTGTCGACGAGTTGTCTTGTATTGAAGACATTCAGTTTTTGAAACATTCACCCGTTTATGATGAACAAGGTGAGCTGCACCCCCTGCTCAATTT